TTCAATATACTTTTCAAATTCCACCTGACAGACCTTATCAAGGAACGAAACAACGCTTTGAGTAGTTTTCTCTCTTCCCTTGTATACACTTTCAACCAAAGGACCCATATTAAGATAGATAGAGTCAGTATCTGAAGCAATAACATAATCCACCTCATCAGTTTTGAGAATTTTATTCAGATAGGCATTCATCTTGTTTTCAATCCAGCGGATAGATACCTGACCAGACAGGGTGATTGCCTCAGCGTTTGCTAGTTTGTAATAACGGAAATACTGATTACCGATAGCACCATAAGCAGAGTTAAGTTGAATCTTCCTCGCCATTTGGATGTTGTTACACCTAGCAATCTCTTTTTCCAAGTCTTTTGTCTTTTTCTTTTCATACTCTTGTTTCGCAGCAAGCATTTTCTTTTTGTAGATGGTGCGATCCTTATAGATCTTTTCCATCAACTCTGGCAGGAATCCACGAACATCCTTACGGAACATTGCACCGTTAGCACAAACCGCGTAGTCTTTATACAACTCAAAGTTAGTCTGTTGATTGAGAATTTTATCAACAGTTACATTTGGATGCCTCTCTTCCAGAAGAGTTTCTGGCGAGATGTTGTATTGCATAATGAGGTGAGGGTATAGCGAGTTGAGGTCAAAAGACACAACCCAGTCATACTTTCCAGGAATAGGTTCCTTAACATAAGCACCAGCATACTTAGAGTCTTTATCAGAACGCTCTTTGGGAGGAATCACAATGTTCCTCTTTTTAAGATAGTTATAAATGATAGTATCCCACATTCGAACTTGTGAAAATACATCAGCATAGTTTGCCTTAGCGTCATATGCCATCGTAATCGCAAGTTCAATCAGTTTCATCTTGTCTTCCATTCGGTCAACAAGTTCCACGTCAATGATGTTATACTCTACAAACTTCTGCCAACCTTTCGTATAGAAGTCTTTGAAAGTATCAAACTCGGAGTGATCTAGTTTCTTCTGACCCAATTCAACACTTGCAATATAATCAAGGCGATAAGATTCCTGTGCCTTATAGGTAAACTTCTTATACAAATTCAAATAATCAAGTTGAGTGATACCCCCAACATCATACGAAATATGACGACGACCAGCAATGTAAATCTCATCTTCAGTAACAAGTCCCCATGGAGACATACGTTTCATTAGTTTTTCACCAAGAACACGATCAAGACGACGAATCAAATATGGAATATCATATAGTTCAATATTCCAACCAGTCACAACTTCTGGTGTATTTTCTTCAACCATCCACCAGTTAATAAAGTCCATCAACAGGTCACGCTCGTTATCAAATGAACGATAAATTACGTTCTTCTGTTGGTTCTTAAAAGGTCCCATACCCCAAGTGCGAATCTGTTTAGAAGAATAGTCTTGAATTGTAATCAAAAGAACTTCTTCAGCAGCAGACTCTACATCAGGAAATCCATTCTCCGATGCAACTTCAATATCTAAAGTTGTGACTTTAATTTTACTAGTATCAAATTTTAATTCTTCTTCTGGATAATTTTCGGAAATATATTGGTAGATATAATAAGTATTTCCATAGATTTTAAAATTTTCTACTCCGTCATACCTTTTAATAAACTCACGACAATCACGAATTGAACCAGGTTGAACTGCTTCCACATACTCCCCATTTAGAGTTTGATACTTAGTTTTCTTTTGAGAAGGGACAAAAAGAGTCGGGTTAAACTTCTCACGGGTCATAAAGTGTTTACCATCTTCATAACCACGAACCAAGAAGTGGTCCCCGACCATTTGAACATTTGTATAAAAGCGCATTATGCAGTCAATTCAAGATACTTTTCAACAATTTCTTTTTTAGGATCCACAATAGTTAAAATACTATCAGAATGAATCATCATTTCTGTTTGATCCGTTACATCTGGCCACGGTGTAAGATTACCTTCAGCATCAATTTTATAGGGATTGATTAATTTGCAGTCGGGTTCTCCAAGTTCAGATCCGACTTCAATAATTTCGGTAACAATTACATTATCAACCTTCAGTAAAAGACACTTGACTGTTTTGTCCATTTACTTTCTCCTCGTACATTTCTTTAATAGTTTGAATTGGTTCTACAATAGTAACAATCCAATCTGGTGGAACAGGAATTTGCTCATCACTTGTTAGAATAATCCATGGAGATAAAGAAATCTCTAAATCACCCTTTGAATTTTCATTTTCTTCCACCAATAACAATGTTTTTCTAGTTTCAATTTTGTGGGGTTTTGTAAAAAGATATCCACAAACTCTATCATCTGAAATCAGTTCTTTGGCGTCAGAAATAATTGTTTCTCCAGACTTTAATAGTGCTAACTTGATTGACATTGTGTTTTTTATCCTTCATCCATTATAGAACAAAAAAATGGGGAAGTCAACCTGGATTTTGCCAGGTGCTCCCCGCGCCGACGATATTCAATATTATTTATTCTTCTTCACATCCGCGACCACCGCCACCAGGATTAAATGGAACCGCTTTACCAGCAGGAACTTTTTGAGATTTTCCTTTCAAATAAACCGTATGTGCCTTTGCCATAGGATATTTGATAGTTTTTATTTCATTTAAAAACTGGTGAAAGGTTTTCATTGTGTTTTTATTTTATTTAGAGATAGTCTTTTCTAGCATGATGATCGGGAACTATTTTCCCAAGTACGATCCGTAGAAGTCCGTCTTCAAATGTGACTTCGCAGACTTCTGTATCGTCGGATAAAGTCCACGCTCGTTTAAAACTTCTGCTAGCCACTCCCTTGTGGATAAACGTCCTATCCGATTCTGTGTCCGCCTTTTGTCCTTCGACAAAAAGTTTTCCATACTCTGTGAAAACATTGACCTCTCCTTTCTTGAATCCTGCTAATGCGAGTTCCAAATGGGATTCAACATTATTTATTTGAACCAGATTATATGGGGGATAATTTGTTGTGGTTTCGTGAAGATTGAATAAACGGTCAAAATATTCATCCATTCCAATGCTATTGCGGGTGATTCTTTCCATCAGAGCAGGAAGATCCGCAGCAGTATACCTTGTGATACTGTTCATTATGGTAGCTCCTTTAAAAGCGAGTTTGTATTTTGTGGACCCTTTCGGCATCCGTATATAATTATAATAGTTTTATAAAAAAAGGGGGTGTGGACCCCCGTAATTTTTTATTCGGTTTCTACTTCTTTCAAGTGAACTTTTAAAGCATCTTTCCATTGCTGTTCGGTATACCCGCAGGCAATAAAAAATCTGCGGACCATTTCTAGAAATTGATTTTCATTTAGATATGGATCATCACATCTAAACTCTACATCTTCGTCGGGAAGGGCAAACTTGGTATTGGGATTGTTATGCCAAGCAGCTCCTTCATTTTGATGACGAAAACGAAACTCAAAACTTCCTGAAGACATCACTCACCATCCTCAACTTTTTTCTTTTTAGCACCAATGTTATATTTGGTTTCTAGAATCCAGTCTCCTTTGTCCTTATAAGCAAGGACTTTGATTTGATTCAGGGGAGCGATATCTTGAATCTTTTTAACATCAACAATCTCAATCAAACCCCAATCTGCAAGAAGTTGGGCAATACGATTACGACGTTGAACATCATTCACAGTCAAGTTTGCATGTTTGCCATCCAAAGCAAACAGTTCCTTAAAGTGAACGAGATAATACCTACCTTGCTTGTGCAGAATATGACAAGATTGATAGATTTTCTTTTCCTTTCTTGAAGCAACTCCGATTCGGGTCAAAGTCTCACGTACCTTTAGAAAGTCATCAGGTTCGTTAAGAATCACTTCCACCATTTGGTCGGGCGTCCACTTCACTTCAGGTTCTTGAACGACACTCATTTTGTTCCTCCAGTTTCAAATTTCGATTTTATAAAATTAAGTTGTTCTTTAGTAAGAATCCTCAAAGCTTGTTTTGCCTTCTCATTACTATAACCATAATAACGTTTGACATAATCAAGGTCTTTGATTTTATCTTGACGGAGCCAGGGAGAAAATCTCTTCTTTTTCCTCAGA